GCGCCTGCGGCTTTACCTGCTAAGTTTCCTGCTCCACGTTTTAGTTTAGCACCTAGTGTATTAGGATTGTTTAAAGGTAATTCACCTTGTGCAGGATCTGCTTCTGCTAGATATAATTCATACTTTTCTTCCATTGACAATGTTTCGCCAACTTTACCAAAGTCGCTTAACTTTTGACTTTTGTCAAAGTCTTTATCTACTGGAGTTGCATCGCTTCCGCCTTTAAGATCTAATTCAAGTTGTTTCTTTTCATCAGGATCAATTGGCTTAATTTTGTGCATTTCTTTGTTTTTGTCATCAACTGTTGCAAGAGCACCTTGTGCCGCCGCGCCTGCCGCGCCGCCAACTGCTGATACTGCTTGAACTGCTTCTTCAGCATTGTCAAGAACAGCAATAGCCGCATCTAATTGATCGCCTGTCCACACTTCTTTTGGAATGTTTTTAATTGTATCTGATAGTGCTGATAAATCTGCGTTTGCTTGTTGTGTTGTTGATAAGAATCCGTGTAACTTACCTGCCGCTTCATAATATTCAGGACTAAATGTTTCTGCACTAGAAGCCGCACTTGCAAGTGCTTTATATTGTGATACTTGATCAGCAGTCATAGTCATATCATAATTGTAATAGAAACCATTAATATTACCTGAAGAACTATAATCCATTGCACCATCTAGTACGCCTGCATCAAATCCGGCATCAGATGCCGCACTGTCTACTGCTGATTTAAAGTTATCTGCCGCAAACCCGTCCATCATTGCATCTGCTTCTGCTTCACTACCTGTTGCAATGTTATCAACCATACCGTCAGTTAAGCCTTTAATTGCTAGACCAGCAAGAGCACCATATGCCGCTGTTTTAACTGACTTACCAACTGCTGTTGAAAGTTTTTCACCTTGCAATAAATCTTTAGATGCACGTAGTATTAAACCTGCGGCCGCACCGCCTGCTGGACCACCTGCAAATGCCGCCATAGTAGTTAGAACACCAACTGCTATACTTGCTTTACCTGGATTTTCTTTTGCCCAGTCACTTATTTTTTGTATACCTTGTACAATTTTACTGTCACTGTTGTTTGCTGTAATTTGTTTTTTAAGATCTTCAAACTTTTGATCTGCGTTTTTAACTGGACCAGCATTTTGTGCTAATCTGCCTAGTTCGTTAATTTTAGCATCAACCTTTTTAGCAATATCAACAGGTAGTTTAGCAACAGCCGCCGCACCTGCACCTACTTTACCTGCAACTGTTTTATTATCACCGCTGTCCATAGCAACTTGTTCAGCACCGCTAAAGATGTCTAATACTTGTTGCTTAGTAAGTTCTTGTTCTGCTAATTTTGTATACTGTTCAACTAGTGGCCAAAGTTCTTTTTCCCACTTGCCTAAATAAAGTATTTGTTGTTCAGTTAGGTCTTGATATCCTTCGTTAAGGATAGTTGCTGTACGTGAATTAAATCCTGTTACTTCTTGTAGTTTCATTATATTGCTCCAGCCAGTACTTTTTTCTCAGTTGGTGTAAGTGCATCTAGTTGTTTTTGCATTTCAGGAGTAATACCTGCTCCTGGCTTTTTCATTGGAATAACTTTTGCACCCATTGGCTCACCTGTAGCATCGTCTTTGCCATCTTTGTTTTTGTCAACTTGTGGTGCTTGTGCTGTAGTAGGTTTTCCTGCTACATTAGTTCCTTTAGCCGCTCCTGCGGCAGGCGCACTAGGTTGTGCCGGTGCTTGGCTAGTTCCTGCTGTACCGTCACCGTCTGCTTTTGCGGCATCTTGAGCCGCAGTCATTATTGCTTGATCTATTTGTTTAGGCGTCATTATGCCTTGTACACCTTGAAGGTGCATATTTGGATAACCTTTTGATTTTAAAAATGCCGCAAGTTGTGGACCTTGCATTTGTTTTATGTTTATACCAGTTTTACCTGCATAACCTTGAAGTGCTACTTTTAACTGTCTTGCTTCGTCACCTACTTCAGCGGCACCACTTAATTTAGCGGCTGTGCCTTTCATGCCAACTGCACTAGCGGCTTTAGCACCAATTTTACGTCCTACTTGTTTTAATAGCCCAACAGGTGCTTCGTTTGCTACACTTTCACGTGGTGGATTGTAATGCCAATCGTATGATCCATAGCCTCTATACGATCCTTTTGTATAACCAGCCATTTCCATAGCATCATCTGTATCGATACCTTTTCCTTCAGCCCATTTCATAATGTAATATGATCTTTGACTATCACTTACACCTGCAAATTTTTCCACTACATCTGGATCAGCTTTTGCTTCTGCTATTATAATATCTTGTACACGCATTTTCTGAGTTATCCTTAAAGAATGTTTATTAAGTGTATTTATATTATTCGCTACGCGAATAAAGTTTTCGCTAACGCTCAAACTGTTTACTTCGTATTTAATATTATGCGTGATAGAAGTAATAGATATGAATTAAAGCAATATTACGATAGTAATATTGTAATTGCTTCATGTAGATTGTTTCAGTCAGACGGAACCTGTTTATGGTTCCATCTAATCTTGGCACTTCATGTGAGTCCGTCACAGCCGAGACTTGGAAGTAGGTAATTGTTTATACACTTAGTTCAATGGGCTCTGACCTTTCCCAACCTACGTCGACATTATGTACATTATAATATACATTATCCTAGATAATGTAAACTACAGTATACAATATTCCCTCGCTTCGTTCCTAATGCTAAAGGGTTTTTATGAACTGTGTTGTGTTTTTCGACTGCCAACATTCAATCTATATCAACTAGTGAGCCCAATTTGTTTGGTGGCTTCCACACTCTGGTGTGTCAATCAATATGTACGTGTGCTTCTATACGAGAGCTTTTTCCACAGCGGTATTTCTAATCCGGCCCGCTAACCTTATGTGTTGGAATGTTTTGCCTGTATGTGTTGTTCTAGCAATGCCTGTTTAAGTTTGTCCGATCCGCCTACTCTAACATTAATGATACCATTATAGTAGTCATCTGTTTCAAGTACTCGCCTATCAAACTGCTCTCGTGCCTCTATGTAGGACATTTCGCCCCTACCTTTACATAGGTATAATATTTCTCTTGTAAACTTGTCTTCGCCTAGTTCTGCAACATCTGCGTTTAGTCTATCACTGGATCCCCAGTAAGTACGCCAATCGCTTTCTTTAGTGCCGCGTCTTTTGTTTTTCTTGCCTTTTAGTGGTGGCTTAGTAGTTTTAAATTTTGCTAGTTTTTTGCCTATGTATTTTTGCCCAGTGGTCGTATTAGTAATGAGATAAACAAAACCTTCGTATTCGTCCGGTATGTTTTCTACCTCTTTGCCTTGATAAGTCCACTTCATAGTGATACTTATTACTTGCCTTGTTTTTCTGCCTGTTTCTTGGTTTGATACGTGTCGTGTATCTCTTCCATTCTTGTTTTTGCAAGACTTCTAATTTCTCTTAACCAGCGTCTGCTACTAGCATGAGTTCTGTGTGATTTACGAGACTCGTAAGCCTCGTTAGATTTAAAGTACTCCATGTAAGCCTTAGTTAACTTGTCATGTGTATCGTCGTCTATCATTCCACTACTTCTACATCATTTTCATAACTTGTAAAACCGTTCTCTTTAACAACTTTTAGTATTGTGTTTACTCGACCTACAAGTTCGTCTTTGTGACTAATTAAATAAATGTTCTTTTCACGTTCACGTGCCATTTTCTTCAGCACACTTAATGAACTTTCTACACCTGCTGTATCCATACCACTATCAATTAACTCGTCTATAAACAACAAGTTAATGTTCTGATATAAACTTTCCCAAACATCTCTAAATGCAAACGACAAACCTAATATAAGTCTGTTACGTTCGCCTCTTGACAAGTTATCAAAGTCTAAGTCTTGACCAAGTTGTGTAATTTCAACAACTAAGTCGTTTTGGAATACAACTTGATGTGGCAATCCTAATCTATCAAGATAGTATGTAAGTCTATTATTAAGATACATTAGGTTTTGTTCGATAATCTTTTTACGTATAAAACTGTCTTTGTTTGTCAACAGTTTTAACATAAAGTCTTGATGTTCTTTGTATGTTGTAAGTTCGTTTACAGGCGTCCAATCAATTTCTTGTATTGCACTATCATTAAGTTCATTAATTTGTGCTTCATACGGATCTTGTTCATCTTTCTTAGACTCGTATGCCTGCTTTAGACTGTCAACATTTTGTCTATGTTCATATGCTTCTTTAGCAGTATCATAAAACACACTAGGTTTACCATTAATATCACCAATGTCTTTTAAGCCTTTTGTAACCTCTAAAAGTTTACCACTTATTTCTGTTTGATATGCTAGTGCATCTTCAAGTTCTTTTTTCTTACGTTCTGCAATTTCTGCTTTTTTATCTGCATGTAAATCTTGACCACAGGTATAACATTTAGCATCTTCTAAATCTGCAATATCTTTAGTTAACTTATCAACACTTTTATCAGCACGTTGTAGTGCAGGCTCTAATGTACTAAGCTCTTTCTTAAGGGCTAAAATAGCATTATTATGTTCATTCCAATTAGACAGTTTTTCATGCGATTCTAATTCAACCTCAATGTCTAAATGTTCTAATTCGTTAATGGCTTCTTTTAGTTTTATTGTATCAGTAGTGCGTTTTGAAAGCCATGCTTTTTGATTGCTTTGCAAACTTGCAATAGTTGACTCAATTTTACTGTTAGCAGTTTGCGTTGCTTCAATTTTTAGCGTTTCTTGTGTAATTGCATCTTTAGTATTACGAACTTGTTCTTTTAAATTGTCTGCTTTTTCACTAAGAATAGTAATACCAAGTAATTGTTCAATAATAGCACGTTGATCGTTAACTCGCATACTTAAAAACGGCTCAGAATATGTGTTTAATGCAACAATATGCTTAAACATATCGTGACTCATACCTAATAAATCGTTCAAATATTCCTGTGTTTTACGACTATCACCTTGCGATTCGTCATCTACTTGTTCTTCATTATTAATAAAAAACTTAAAAAATGTCGGAGATCTTCCACGTTCTATTTTATACTGTATATTGTCCTTTTCAAAATCAAGCGAAACAACCATACCTTTGCTATTAGTCTTATTAATAAGGTTGTTACGTTTAATGTTTGTAAGTGCAGTACCATATAATGCATAACTTAGTGCATTAATAATTGTTGTTTTACCAGTACCATTACGTGATCCACTATCGTCACCACCTTGATCTAAGTTTTCACCTAATACAAGTGTTAGTTTTGCTTTATTGAAATCTACAGCCTGGGTCTGATTGCCCACACTCATGAAGTTCTTTACGGTTAAATCTTTAATACGTATCATAGGTCGTTATAAATGTCCATTAGCGTCTTCTTGTTGAAGTTGTTTGTGTCAATTTCTGCGATTTCTTTAGATACAATTTCGTCAACTGTTTCAAATTGAGTAATATCTAAATCTGTTGTAATTTCTTCTTCTTGTTTTTGCGGTATTAATGTAATTTCTCTACAACCGTGTTGTGAGATATAGTTTTCTTTGATAAACTGTGCTTCTTCATAACTTACAGGTAAATCAAGTGTAACTCGCAAATACATTTTAGGCTTTATTATATCGCTATCTGGATCTAATAATTGCGAAAGTTTTACTGTACGATATTTAGGACAGTTCCACCAGTTAATGTATTCAGGCTCTTTGTCGTTTTCACGATCAAGTATCATCATACCACGTTCGTCATCCCATGCATCTGCATAGTTGTGCGGAAACGCATTACCGATGTAATGTATTTTACCCTGTACTTGACGTTTATGGAAATGTCCACTAAACACATATTCTTGATGTTTAAAATGTTGCGGTTTTAGATCACCATGATCAGGCATTTTTACAAGTGCGTTCATATAAAAACTAGGAAGTTCAAAATGACCAAACATATACTTGGATTTTACCTTTTCAATCTTCTTCCATTCTTCGCCAACTAACCACGGAACTAATGTAACATCTTCTTCAGTGTACATTTCGTCAACTATAGTAATACCTGGAATATGCTTACCAAAAATAGTTGAACTTACGTCACGTTTGTCTTTGTAATACAAGTCGTGGTTACCAACAAACATATAAAACTTTTCAAATGCCGCACCTAGTTTTTCTAGACTGCGAATAGTTGCATCCATAGTTGTAAGATTTAAACTGTTTCTATTGTGATGCCAATCACCACAGAAGATGCCAGTTTCACAACCGTTTGCTTTTGCCTGTTCTATATACCAATCAACAAACTCTTCACAGTCTAGATTGTGTACTTTACTGTTTCCTTTTAAGCCGAAATGTATATCGGTAAAAACTGCCGCTTTTTTAAACAAAATGAGATCTCCATAGTTGTACTAAACATAATACTATCTTTTGCACTTAAGGTCAACTGCTTTTGGCTGGTTTAGCCGCATTAATTTTTGCTGTTTCACGCTTCATAGAAGCTTCCCATTCTGCGTTATGCTGTCTAGTATAACTTGGATTCATATCATTCATTTCTAAGATGTCGTCTCTGATGTTTTGATTGCGCTTTTCAAGGTTAATAACTCTGACAAACGAATTGGTAACGGCGGCTGTGTAATAAGCGAATGGATTGTTGGACTTTGATTCATCAAACTGTAGACCAATTTGTGCCAATTGTAAGATTGCCTGTCCTCGCATTTCATCGTTGTATGTATATCCACGTACATTTCCTCTTGTTGCATAACGTTCACATAATTTAATCCACATACGAGCAAGTTCGTTTGTTGCTTTTGCATGTTTCATACTAAAATAACCATTTTCCATACCGCCAACCCAATGACTTTTGCCAACTACTATAAGTTCTCCGTCTTCGTTGAACTTGTAATGCTGAAAGGGTGGAAAATTTAGTTTTACTTTTGTATCTGCTATTGTTTTAGGATTCTTTTTACGTCCAGGTTCTTCAGGTATATGGTCAAATGTCATAATTCTAAAAATTAAGTCTTCTTTCTCCATCTTTCTGTAGTCAATTTCGCATTGTGCTAGTTTAACTTTCTCACCAGCTAGTTTACGTGCTTCAAAATCTAGGTGTTGCAGTCTTTTTGCTTTGTTTCTTTTTGCTTCTGCAACAGTACGGATGTTTATTTTGTCTAAATCAGTTAGTATGATGTCGAACTGATTGAAATCAGGCTCCATAAAACTACAAAACTGTGATTTAGACTTGTGAATCTGTTTTAGCATATCTTTGTTATTAAGATAATTTACTTTTCTCATATATTTCTCCAGGTTATTACTCTATTATAAACTACATACTTAATTTTGTCAACTAAATACTTGTAGGAGATTGAAATGAATTTAAAAAAGATAGTCCAATCCAATGTTAGCAACTTTCAAGAGTCTGTTGAAAATACTGTCAAGTCCACTGCAACTAATTTTGCAAACTCGGCACTCGAAAACGTATTAGGTGGCGGTGCCGCCGGTATTTTAAAAAGTCTTTTAAAAGGTCCTAGCTCGATACCACCAACAGGTGAAAAAACACAGGCAACGGATGGCGCCAAGACTAACGACTGGCGTGTACGTTTAAGTATTCCTCCAAATATGGTTGACGGTAATGAAATGTTTAAACCTCTTGTTGAGACCAATGGACTAGTATTTCCATATACTCCTACTATATTAGTACAGCATACGGCCAATTATGACGCAATGCATCCTACACATAGTAATTATCCTTTCCCTCAGTATCAGAACAGCCAAATTGAAGATATCGTAATTACAGGTGACTTTTTTGTAGAAAATGCTAAAGATGCGCAATATTGGGTAGCAATGACACACTTTTTACGTAGTGTAACAAAAATGGACTACGGTTTAGGACAGAATTCCGGTGCTCCGCCACCATTAATATTTTTAAATGGATACGGAGACTTTGTATTTCCAAATGTTCCAGTTGTTGTTAGAAACTTTACGTTTGATTTGCCTGCAGATGTTGACTACATCAAGACACAAGCAAGTGGTGAAATATCAACAGGTCCAACTACTGGAGATCCAAAAGGTAAAGCAGGCTTTGTACCAACACAATCTCAAGTATCAATAACAGTTGCTCCTGTTTACTCAAGAGCAAAAACTTCACAGTTTAATTTAGACAAATTTGTAAAAGGTGACTACCTTGGCACTAATGGTAACAACGGCGGAGGGTTTATCTAATGGCACGTTACAGTGAAATGAGCCCTTGGGGTAAAACACGAGTAGTAAACAAAGACTATTTGAATGTATTAGAAATTAGACCGGTACCTAAGTCAGACGATGATGTATTATATGAAATACAGCCGCAGTTTACACATAGACCAGATCTATTAGCGTATTCTGTATACGGCAGTTCAAAATTATGGTGGGTGTTTGCACAAAGAAACATGGACGTACTAAAAGATCCAGTATATGATTTAGTTGCTGGTGCAAAAATTTACTTACCAAGAGCAGATTCATTACAAAAGTACTTAGGTTACTAGAGTATGGCAAATAGCAGACTAACAAAATCTGTAATAGATGCACAACTACAAAAGTCTATGGGCAAAGGCTCAAAACTTGTAGACTCAGTTTCTAACTTTGCTTCATTTGGTGTAGATCAAATGAAAGGACTAGCAAGTGATGCTAGTTTGAAAGTTATAGATGCGGCTAAGAATGGAGTAACAGATTCTCTTACTGGTGCAACAGCAGGTATTGAAGGTGTTAGTTTAGATACAACTTTTGAAGAGATGTTATCAGACTTGCAAGAGTCACTTAAGAATTTACCAGTATTAGGTAAAACTGCAAATCAATTAAAAAGATATGCAACATACAATTACAATATTACACTTGCTTGTTTAACAGTCAATGAAATAAATTTTCCAGATTCAACATATAGAATATCTCCTCCACAAGTAACAGTTTTAAGATCAGGCGGTGGTGCTCCTGGAAAAGCATTAACAGCATACGAAAGTTCTGATGCTCAGTTAGAATACTATATTGATAATTTAGTAATGAATAGTGTAATTGCACCAACTAGTAAAACACGTACTTCAAATGCTACTGTACAAACTTTTACTGTACACGAACCATACAGTATGGGACTGTTCCTACAAACTTTAATGATCGCCGCAAACAAAGCAGGTCATGCAGACTATTTAAAAGCACCTTATGCATTAATAGTTGAGTTTAAAGGATATGACGACAACGGGCAGATACTTGATACAGGTTCAACAACACGAAGAATATTTCCTATTAAAATTGCTAAGATGGATTTTGATGTAAACGGATCAGGTAGTTCATATAATATTAGATCACATGCTTGGAACGAGAGTGCATTAACAATGGTTTCTCAGTATACAAAAACTGATACAATTATAACAGGTGA